TCAATTCGGGTTGAGGTTCAGCATGGGAACGGCGCCGCCCGGCAGCATGGTGCGCGGCAGCTGGCCATCCCATTTCTCCGCCTGCGTCAGCGCCACGAGGCCCGGATTGTCCTTCAGCGCATCGCCCCGCGCCTTGATGGCTTCGGCCTCCGCCTCGCCGCGCAGGCGGATCGCTTCCGATTCGGCCTGCGCCGCCAGCCTGACGGCATCGGCCTGCGCCTGGGCCTCGGCGCGCCGCGCATCGGCCTGGGCACGCGCCTGCGTCACCGTGATTTCCGCCTGCACCTTCTCGCGCTCGGCGTTCTGCCGCAGGCGCTGCACCTCGACCTCGGCCAGCATGCGCTGTTCGATGCTCGCCTCGTAGGCATCCGAAAAATCGATGTTCTCGATCTGAACGCTATCGATGAGGACAGGGCCGGAAACGCCCTGCTGGATGGCGGAGGCGATTTCCGCGTTCAGCCGTCCGCGCTCCTGGATCGCCGTCACCGCATTGAAGCGGCCGAACACCGTCTTCGTCTCCTCGAAGACCTTGCGCTCAATCAGGCGCGACAGAAGGCCGTCCTCCCCGCCATAGGTGGCGTAGACTTCCTGCACGCGGTCGGCGGGGATGCGATAGTTCACCGAAAGACGAATCTCGGCCGGTTGCTGGTCGCGGCTGTAGGCTTCCATCTTCTCATAGACCACGGCCTTGGACTGCACGGACACGCGCACGATCGAATCGATGAATGGCAGCTTGAAACCGAGACCCGGCTCGGCCGTGCCGGAAATGGCGCCGTAGCGCAGGATCACGCCGCGCTCCCCCTGGTCGACGGTGAACCAGGAGCCGAACAGAATGCTGAGCGCGACGAGCGCAGCGCACCCGGCCAGAATCATCGTGACGTTTCGCATGCGAATCCTCTCTCTTTTTGACGCGTCGCTATATCCGAGACGCAGAGAGGCCTGCAAACATTCAGCGTCAGAAGCGGAAATCGCAGCTCGTTCTTCACATGAAGAAAAAGCGGCAATAAACTGGAAGAGAAAGAAGAATGGCGCGAGTGACGGGGCTCGAACCCGCGACCTCCGGCGTGACAGGCCGGCACTCTAACCGACTGAGCTACACCCGCGCATCTTTTGGACCTTAAGTCCTGGATGATGGTCCGGCCTTTCGAGTGGCGCGAGTGACGGGGCTCGAACCCGCGACCTCCGGCGTGACAGGCCGGCACTCTAACCGACTGAGCTACACCCGCATCCTCGAAAGCGACCGGATGACAAGGCATCCGTCCCGAGCGGCCTTGGCCGTTCGATGAGCGGCTAACTACGGGGTTCGCCTTTGGGTGTCAAGCAGGTTTCAAGACAAAAGAATGACGCCGCACGAAATGTTTCCACACCCTCCCGCATCATCACCGCACCCTTCAAAAAAATGCAGAAAACTTTGCAATTGCCTCTTGCGGTTCGATCCGGTTCCGCATAGATCACAGCCACCAACGCGGCGGGCGATTAGCTCAGTTGGTAGAGCGCCTCGTTTACACCGAGGATGTCGGGAGTTCGAGTCTCTCATCGCCCACCAAACGTTTTCTTGCAAGGCTCTGTTTTCACAGGGCCTTTTTGCTTTTCGGGGGTATCGAAACCCCTCACCTGCCCCCTTGCTGTGCCCATTGATTTCATTATGAAACCCGGCGCGCTCCCCTCACCTTTCGCGCACTGTCAGCGAGCGATGATAATGAGGGCGCATACGAATCATGCGCAGAGCGGATAGTGGTTTGGGGCAGCGTGAATTACCGCCCCAACCGATGCTATGCAGCTCGCAGGGCGTTCCTCCGCTTCTTGCATTTCCTGAACCAGACTATAGCTAGCGACCGCCACATAGGGACCTTGTGAGTTGCCGCAAACAGCTTTGCTTCATCCTCCGCTGTGTAGAGTAGGTCGACGATGGCGGATGTCAGGTCATCCGCTGTGATCTGCTCGGAATACTCATTATCAGTAAGCAAGAGCTCAGCAGCTTTAATGTGTGTAGCCGTAATCGGTCCCCGCTCTGCGTTGGCGATTGTTTCCAGTACTTGCCGCGCGATTATTCGGCCCCGCCTTGCTATCAAAGCCTCGATCTGCTTGACGGCAATCGTCTGCCTTGATCCGTCACCAGTGTATGAGTTCGGCGTGCGAAGAAGCTTCAAGTTCGCTGCGGAACACGTCAACTCCAGTGTTAGCGCGTCCTCATCGGCTGCCGCGATGGCGGCTTGGTGCAGCTGAAGGTTGGTGACGCCGAGAGACTGAGTGTTCTGCCCGATGAATGCCTTGGCCTGTGCGATCGTATCCTCAGCTTCGACAATCATAACCGGGATCTCCTGGATGTGAGGGTTCGACGCCGCAGCAATTGCCGTATGCTGCCCGTCGAGCACCTTCAAAACCGTTGCTCCGTCATGTTCCGAGTATGCGCAAATGGGCGGTTTGAACTTCGTCCAGTCAAACTCCTCGATGATCCTTCGTATTTGGGTCAGCCCTCGCTCCCCTATTGAGCGCTGGTAAGCCGGATCTACGAAGAGGTCGGTAGGCCTGACGGTTTCGAATATCGGCATACCGGTCGGTGGCACTCCAGGAGTCAGGCCGCTAACACTAACCGGCACGATGGGTCTTACATTATCTTGCATTTCGGTTCCCTCTGTTGAGGAGGGAAGGCTAAGAGCGGCGGAGCGGCTCAGTCCAAGTGAGAAGCTTTCCATGCTTTCGGCACCGACAATATCCACACAGGGCGCACCAAAACGGTCCGCTCCGAAATGGAGCGCAGCGAGACATTTCAAAGCCGCACCTGAGCTAGATGAAGAAACCCAGCGCACTCTTCAAGCTGACAATTGACTCTTGTCGTGAAGAGAACATATTGAGAACACACCGGCGACCTGGCCGCTAATCTGATCCCACTGGAATAATGCCTGCTGTGGCATAGACACAGGAGAACGACGACGTGCGCCCACTCGAAACGCGACCTGAAACTATGAGCGCCATCGATGAAGCCCTCGCCTGGCACGACGGCGACGCGCGGGCGGCGATCGCCACCCTGATTGCCGACTGTGCCTATTTGCGGTGGCAGTTGGATCTTGCCAGCAGGGCGACGGGCACCGGCTTTACCCGCGGCTGGCGGCCGTGTGCGGATCGCGACTGAACTTCGGCTACTCCGATGCGCTACAAGAAGACACCTCCGCCCAGAGATACGGCCCCAGAGAATCGACTGCTAGGCGGTCCTAAGACGACGGATGGCCTCCCCGATGAGGATAACTATGAAATTCAGGTCTGGGAAAGCGAGAACGGGAAGTTCCTGGGATATGCCGTGAAGACGGCCATCAACGGCGTGGTTGTCGATGCTTGGAAGCAGGCGATCGAGAAGTATCCGGGCAAGTACCTCGCCCAGACAAACGGCAATTATCTCATTCGTGATGTCGTCGCCCCTAGCGCGATACCCGATAAATCGGGGTGGACCAGCGCTCAGCAAGTCACGCTTGCGGAGCTACCACAATGGTACGGGCTGATCGCCCGCTGTTCTTGCGGGTATCGGGCGGAGGTCGATCGCTATGATCAGAAGCTGAAAAAGTGGTTTGGACACCCACTTGAGACTGTCGCGGAAAAGCTTTCATGCCGGGCATGCAGGCAGGCCGGAAGGACTGGCATGAAGATCGAAATCGGCATTTTCAAGCTGGCAAGGTGACCCTATGTCGAGACTCACATACACCGCCGACATGGCTATAGAGCAGACAGACACTCACCCGCACGCTCCCGACGAGCACTATTGCGAGCACACCGGTTGCAATGAATGGGGAGGCTACGGCATGGCGCGCTCCAGAGGGGAGCCCGTAAGGTGGTGGTGCTGGGCTCACTATCCGTACAAAGAGCCAGGGTCGGCCCGCACCGGTGGAGCCTTGCCGAACGCCTGAGCCGCCCTATCTCCTCGATCGGAGGCGGCCATGGACATTCGGGGACCTAGCTCAATCGAGCGCGATGAAGACCGTTTCCTGCTCTGCGAGTAGGCACTGGAAACGGCATTTCAGGAATTGGTTTGGCGAGCAGTTCGGGCAGGATGGGATGAGGGCGAGACCTGCGTGGCGCTTGCCTCCTTGGCGGACCATCATATCTTGTCGATGCGGTATAACGAGGAGGTGGCCGCCTCCATCCGGAAGCTCAAGCTCTAAGCCGAGGGGCGATGTTCGTTTAGCCGTTCGCATCTCGACTCTTGCGTGAATTAGTGCTTCATTTCCCGATAAGAGGGAGAGGGAAATGGGGAACATATTGACCCGCGGCTTTGCCGTCGCGGCTATATCACTGTCGTTGGCTGCTTGCTCAACGACCACCAAGGAAATGGACACACAGCCGCAGAAAGTGGGCAAGGCGGCGCTTTGCCGATCCTACGTTCAAAGCCAGGACGAAGGGCTGCGGTACAAGATCCATGTAGAGCTTGCCCGACGAGCAATTGATCCGGCGTCCTGCTTTCAGATGGTTCAACAGCAAAACCAGGCCGCTGCGGCACTTGTTGCAGTCGCGGTTGTGGGCGGCGCCGTGGCCTATTGTGCGAACCACGATTGCGGTGGCGGCGGTGGCTATCGCCCTTACCGCGGAAACTGTCAGTACGACGGGCAGTATGATGCCGCCGGCAACCGCTGTGGACGCCGCAGCGCTTGGTCTCGGCCTGGCGGATATTGATGGCTAGAGGAGAATGTTATGAGAAAGTTGGCTGTTGTCGCGTTTGCGTTCTCGTTCGCAGGTTCTAGCGCTTTGGCGTGGGATGGAGTTGACAGTTCCACCGGCGGTGCGGTTGAAATCGAGAAAGGAAACCTCGTACGCCGTGGCGAGACGATCGAAATCTATGACTCGAATTCGGGGAGCTATCGAGATGTCGACGTCGAGTCTATCCAGCGTAACGGCAGTTCGGTGGAGGTCGAAGTTTACGATAGCGAGAGTGGCGAGTATCGGACTTTCGAAATGGAAGACGATTGAACCGTTTAGAACACGGAGCCTGTTCATCTCATTTCCAACCCGAAAAGACCAGCGCGAGGCACTGCAAGTTAGCGTGTAGCTAACCCCGCTGTTACCCGTCCCGAGCGTAGGTTTTTCTTGTGCGCCGGCGGAATCGCGGTATCGTGCAACTCAACCAATGATGGGGATATTGGGAGGGGTAATGAGCACGATTGAAGAGAGCCTGCGAGCGATCGCGGAGCGCGTAAAACTGCATTCCAGCACCATGGCTACCGAAGAGGCTGTAAAGACGTCCGTCGTCCTGCCCTTCCTCCGCTCGCTTGGGTATGACGTGTTCGATCCGACAGAGGTTGTGCCGGAGTTCACAGCAGATGCAGTAGGCAAAAAGGGCGAGAAGGTCGATTACGCTATCAAAATTGACGGCGAAATCCGCATCCTCATCGAGTGCAAACCTATTTCGGTCCAGTTGGAGAAGAAGCACCTAGATCAGCTTTTCCGGTACTTCACCGTCACGAACGCGAAGTTTGCGATCCTGACCAACGGGCGGACTTTCAACTTTTACACGGATCTTGAAGCTACCAATAAGCTCGACACCCGACCGTTCTTCGTTTTCGACGTAACTGATTTCAACGCCGGCATAGTTGCCGAGCTGCGGAAATTCGAGAAGGGAAGCTTCGATGTGTCCGCGATCCTCGCGACTGCGGAGCGGCTTAAGTACACCTCTGGTGTGAAACAGGAAATCTCGAAGCTCATCGAAGAGCCGTCAGAAGAGTTTGTCCGCCTGGTGAGCCGCAACGTCTACGACGGGCAGATGCGGGCGCAAGTCAAAGAAATGTTCACCGGCATCGTTCGCGCTGCCTTCCGCGAAGTCATCATGGATTCAGTCAAAAACCGGCTCTCAAATGCACTCGCGGATACGCAAGAGGTCATTCAAGCCATTGATGAGCCGGTCGAGGATGAGCCCGAGATTGTCACCACCGAGGAAGAGCGCGAAGGGTATATGGTTGTTAAGGCCATCGTGCGAGACACGATCAGCCCTAAGCGCGTGGTAATGCGGGACCAGAAATCCTACTGCGGCATTCTCGTCGACAACAATAATCGAAAGCCTCTCGCACGGTTATGGTTCAACCGTTCCGTTAAGTACATCGGGCTCTTTGATGGCGAAGCCGAGGAACGCCTCATCATCGACTCTCTGGATCAAATATACGATCATGCTGACCGCCTGCGAGCCACAGCAAAGAAGTACACCGGCGATTGATTTTGGAGATCGCATGCGCAAGCCAACGCGTCCCGCGCCCGAAAACCGCTACAGCATGCGCGAAGACGGCACCGGATGGTGGGCTGTATACGATATCTTCACGGGACTAACGGCCGAGGTGAACGGCATTCCGCAGGACGGCCTAGACATTGAGCAGGCCGACGATCTCGTGGACCTGTTGAACGCCGAGTACATCGCCAGACGTAAGGGGACGACGCATTAAGGGTGGCGGGGCCGGAGCCCCGTCCAAGACAACTTATGCAAGCTTCCGCGTATCAAGTACCTCAAGCGCCAGCTCGGCAAATGATGGAGCAAGCTCGCCCTTCTTCACTTTACCATGAAGGTAGGTTTTGAATTTTCCGCCCTCCAGATACTCGTCCTGCAGCCAAGTGCGAAAATCACCAAGCGCACCAATCGGGTAGCACCAAGATTCGTGGGGATTTGCCTTCGCTTGAGGATGGCTGTCCGGATACCGATGCGGGTACTTCTTCCTCACATCGTACTCTTCAGCGAGACCGCTATCTTCCCAGTATTTAGACCAATGCTGCCCGATAGAGATGTCAACGACGAATTTTTCACCGATATCTGCTCCGGCAACAATGAGTTCGTAAATTATGGTATGCGCCTCGTTGAACACATGGAAATACCCCTTCGGCGCGGACTGGTAGTTAAGCTCTAGCCGCTCATGCCACTTCCTAAACCTATCACCACCGGATGGATCATAGCCTACCTGGCTATAGATCATGTCTTTGAGCTTGGACCCCGCCAGCTTCCGGTAGTTGTCCCGCGCGGTTTCCGAGACGTTCACGCCCGCGTCAAAAGAGTAGTATTCGAGGATCGCCAGACACACGTCGGCCGGATAGCAAAAATGCGTCACGCCTCGATGGGTCAACTCAATGTGCGGAGCGTGCTTAGTCGGACCGATTTTACCCAGAATTGTTTTGATCGCCTGCAAACGAGGTTTCTGATCAACTTCGTGCCATTGTGAGCTAATGGTGCCAATATGTGCGTTCTGCACACCACAAAGAGCGGCAAGGCCGCGCTGGTTGAGGTAAGGTGTCCCATCAGACAGTACCCCCATCCCGACCCCTTGAACCTCTCGATCTCTCTCGATCGTGAGGGCCAGAACGCCCTGATCAAGGGTGATTTCCTTACTAGCATTTCCTCTAGCTAACCTATTGATTTTGATAGTCATATACCTGATTTCCTTCATGCATTTTCGCGGAGACCAGACAAATGACTTGACAAACACATGGTATGTACCCATTTGAATGCCATGTGATCACATAGCCTGCCGCAAGGTTGGTTCTTCAGGCCCGGTCGGTGGTAGCACACCTTCCGGGCCGCTCTATTTTTGATTCGCAGATGCAAATCTCGGATCATATCGGTGGTTGATCTGCCTTATTCAAGGCACGCAGTAACGTTTTCTTTACCGTTCACTGAATTTCCGAAGAATGTCCATCGCCGGCCGCTCCGCAGGCGTTTTCGTGGGCGTGCGGTAAACGCGGAACCATGCCTTCCCGGAGCAACCCCGGTGTCATATATTCGATCAGGCCATCAGGCCCTCCCCGCGATACCGAGCCAAGGGTGTCGCCTCTTGCCCCGCCCTTGTGCGGGGCTTTTTCGTCTGTAACCTCATGAGGTAACCACGGTTGGAGCCGCGAAAGCTCATGAATTCATTTTCGGATCGGCGGACGCACTACGGCGAGAGGCTCGGAGCGGCGTTGCGCCAGTTGAACGACGCCATTCGCGATTGCCATAAGTCTGGTCTCGACGTCGATTTCAGCACCCTGACGATGCACACGGCACGCGGTCCTATGGTTCAGGTAGATCTTCGTACGTTCCGGCTAGAAGGCGCGCCGCCGGTCCTGCGGATGGTCGAAGATCCGACCGGTTAAATCGTCTGGGCAACGCCCCGAAGAGATGTATGCTGGAGCGGGTAACATACGCTGCGACGTTATTTCGGAGGGGAAATGAAGCTGGCGCCTGAGATTGAGAACGCCTTGGACCGCTTTGCCCTGGAGCAGGACATCACGCGCGAGGAAGCGCTTGCAGTCATCGCCCGAGACTGGTTGATCGGGAATGGGTATCTCTCCGCCGACGAGGGCGAGGAGAAAGGGGATTCGATTAGATGATATCCACCACGGTGTGGCACGTTGAACAGCACCCCGATCTCATTATGGAGCTCGGGAAGGTCACTGTTCGCTGGTCAGCGCTGGACTTACTGCTCGTCCAAATTATGAGCGCCGTTCTGAAAAACCATGAGGCCGCGCATCAACTCGTGTTTGCAAAGGGCGCGGGACAGCAACGCTTCAGGCTGTTCGAGCGCGTGATCGGCGCTTCAGGGCTCGAAGAGGTTACTCGCAAAGAGATATTGGGGCACATAGCCGATTTGTCTGAGCTCTACGGCAAACGAAACGCGCTGATACATGAGCCACTTGAGACCATGTACGAAGCTCAAGGAAAACATATCAAGATGAGTATTGCCTCGGTTGGCCGAGAAGGAAAACGGCGAAAGGTAGATCTTGCGGAGATCAAAAGGCACATCGCCGCCGTTGATAATCATCTGTCAGCCCTGGAGGGAATAGCGACTGACATTTCTCACCTTCAAGAAGACTATGTGTTCCATGATGATGTAAGCTTGTAGTTCATCGATGATCAACGCCGCCGCGCTGTGAGGCTTCCAGCCTCTGGAGAATTTCCCGTACCACCTTCAAATCCCCCGACGTCTCGCTCAGCGTCGATTGCAGCTCCTTGATGGCATTCGCCGTCGTGTTGCTGGTCTGCTCCGTGACCGTAAGCCGATAATCAAGACGCTCGATCTTCCGGACCTCGCCCTCGATCGCCTTGAACCGCTCGTCGGTCCGCGCCTCGTTCGCCTTCACGTCGGCCAGGCGGTCCTTGTGAAGGGCATCATGGGCCGTCCATCTCGCCCCCTGCTCACGCTCCACCCGGTCGATGCCGGCGGCGTTCTTGGTGATATCCGCCTCCACCTGCTGGGTGTAGGCCCCGCCCTTCCAGATGAGGCCGATCAAGGCGGCCAAAATGAGCACTGTATTGATCATGGATCCGAATCGCTGCCAAGCAGCCTCGACGGGTTTAAGTGACGTCATTTACTTGCCTCGTCGTGCCGCGCGCATTCCTCGCGGGTCCATGTTTTTGATCCGCAGAGACCAGCGATGGCGTCGTCGATTTTGTCCTGATCGACCGACGTAGCGCCACGGGCACCGATCAGCGACGTGCCAACAATGGCCCGCGCCGTGCTATTCAGCCGGTCTTTCGAGGCAGCCACCTGTTTTGTTGAGGTACACCCCGCCGTGCTCAAGGCACAGGCGACGAGCAACACGAGCCCGGTCAGCTTCATGGGTCAGTTCTCCGATTGCTTTCGTGGTTGCGGCGTCGAGCTGGGCACGCTCCAGCGCCCTCGCCTCAGAGCGGGCCGCTGGAATGGAAATGAGGTGGGCGTAGGCAATGGCCGCCGCCGCACCGATCAGCACGCCAGCGGCCACCTTGCCGGCGTCGAGGAGGCCCATCACTCCGCGACCTCAGCCTTGATCTGCCGGACAGCGGCAATGATCTGGCTGCGCAGGAGGAGCAGGACGAGGACAACGACGATGAGCACGACGCCGCCGGCGAGGATCGCCTGCCAATCCATGCCCGACAGCCAGCCGAGGCCGATGGTGCCGAGACCACCGGTGCCCGTCAGCCAGGTCAACCAGTTGGATTTCTCCTTGACCTTCTCCTCCACCTTTTCCGGCACAACGGGCTTTTCGACCGGGACGGCCACCTCCCGCACCGGCTGCCCCTTGGCATGGCGGTTCATTACCTCCGACAGGCAGTTGCGCAGCCGATCCACGCTGATGGCCGCATGTTGCCCCGCATAGGCGCCCTTGCCGTCGAGCTTCGGAAGAGAGGCCCATTCGTGCGCGAGATTGTTGATCAGCGCGTCCTCGCTCAGTCGGCCGGCTAGGTACTTGTCGATGCCGCGCAGGCCAAGCAGGTAGCAGGCCATTTCGTCCTGGCAGTCGGCATCGAACTTGCGCGAAAGCGGGTAGCGATCGGGCAGAGCCTTGCGGATGGCCCGAGCGGTCGTCCTCACGATCTGGTAGCGCCCGGCCGCCGACGAGTTGAGCTTCTTGTTGTCGGGGTCCGACAGCATTTTCGTCTGAAGCGCGTCAAGTTCCTTGAGGGTCATGGCAACGAGCTCGACCGTCGGCCCCTTACCCTTCGTCACTTTGCCGTCGAGCATCTTCCCGTAAGCCAGAGTCTCATTGTAGCCGCGGCCCTTGTCGGTCCCCTCGGTGAAGCCGATGAGATCGAGCAGCGGGCGGTAGACGTGATACTTGTCGACGCGCGAAAACGCCGCGCCCTTCGGTACGGTTCTATCCATGGTTGGTGTCCTCTTTTTTGTAAGTTTTGCGCCTGGCGCTAGCGACCTTGAAGCGAGAGAGCGTTATGCATTGCTCTTCATCTTCCATTGCAAGCGAAGAGGTCTGCACATGTTTTTCACAAAAGTTGCGAAAGTAGTCGCGGTATTGGGCCTAGTTGCAGGAGGTGCCAGGTTTCTAACGGCTATGCTCGTAGCGATGGAAATTTCGCCAGCGGGGGCGATTCCGCGTTATCTGGGGAAAGGCACCGCGGGTGAACATATCGACCGAGGCCTCTATGTGATGTTTGTTTGCATCATTGTCGGCCTTTTGGCCGAAATCAGTGAAGGCGTTCGCCGTCCGCGTGGTTAAATCAGCGCCGCAGATCGCCAGAAGTCGTCCATGTAGGGCGACGGGAAACCCTGCATGGTGGCAAAGTAGTCGACGAACCAGTTTGCCCGCATGAACGTTGTCGCACCCGCGAGCAGCATTCGGGCCTGCCATTCGATATCCTCGTCGAGGATTGCCGAAACGAGGACATCAAAAGCCGCCGGCAGCGTACCGACGGTGATCGCCGCCAGCGCCTCTTCCTTGGTGATCATATCGCGGTTTGCCAGCTCCTGAAAAAATTGGCGCCGGGAAATCTCGGCTGGCACGTAGCCCTCAGCGACGACGTTACCCCATGTTTTCGGTGCCATGTCTCAGCTCCACTGCATGACGATGCCTGAAACGGCGATCAGCTTGTTATTCTGGGTTCTCACGCGCCATTGCATCGCGGTGCCCGACGGCTGCGCGGCAATGTCGATGTTCTGCGCCTCGAACACGTCTATCCCGGAGAAGGAAGACGCTACGGCGAGATTGGCCGTCGTCCAGGTGATGCCGCCGTCGCGCGAGATGTCCGCCAACAGATCGACATTGATCGTTGGCGCGCCCGACGCGATCTGCAATGACAGTCTGCCTTTGGTCGGCGCAACCTGAGCCGTGTAGGACACCGATTTGAGGATCATGTTCGTTGGCAGGTAGGCTGCGCGCATCGGCCTAGCGCCGGAACTGTCTTCCGTCCACCCCGATGTGGCGGGTCCGACGGGGGCATCTCCTGCCAGATATGTGCGAGCTGCCGACCGCGTGAGGATCGTTTGACCCTGTATCTGGACGGCACCCACATGAAACGTGCCGGATGCCGGTACGTCGAATGGCGCCGGCAGCACGAAGTCGAACCAGCCACCGCCCGGGTGAGCAAATGTGTGAGACTGAAGGACCGTGTAGTTCGTCGCCGAATTCCGCTGCACGATCTTGACGGTCACGTCGTTTGCGACGTTCGTCTGGACGCCGATGGACACCATTTTCTCGCCGTTTCGCAGGGCAAACACGCGCGATATCAAGGTGAAGAGTGAGGCACCCGTGGTGGAGCTTCCGTTGCCGTCGGTCTGCGACGCCGGCGCGACGGGCATGTACCAGTCATTCGCCGCGTCATAGGCAGCATTGACCGACCCGACGGTATCCACTCCGGCCTCATCATCGAACGCATCGGCAACACCGCCGATCATGCCGAGCCGGCTTCCCTTCAGGTCGGCGATCTCAAGCGCCAGAAGGGCCTCGTTGCGGGTGCTGCCACCGGACGTGAAGCGAGGATCATCGCCGGCCGCGACCGTGCCGGCAGTTGACCCAACGTTCATAGAGGCGGCGGCGCCGAGGGTCGGCTTGCCGGAGAGATCGGCATAGGCACCGCTAAACGGCGTCGGGCCTTCCCGAAGCAGCTTTCCGGACGTTCCGTCGAAGACCGCAGGCCGCCCATTGATCGCGCTGGCGGGGCCGACGACATCGCCAGTTCCCGTCCCGTCGAGGCCCTTGGCAGCGACAAGCTCCCAGAAGGCATTCGATGTCGCCGGCAGGACCGGCGGCGCGTTGCCGAGCGTGTCCTGAAGCGCAATCCATGTCGAGCCGTTATCGCGAACGCCATCGCGCTCAAGATAGGACGTGCCGGCATTATACGCCCCACGCCAGCGTAGCCCCGTCAGGCCCGCCGGGATTGTAAAGGCCAGATTGTAAGGGCCGCTGCCCGTCACGGTCAGGCCGGCCGGCGTTCCCGGCACCCCCGTGACAACAGGAGAGAACGTCAACGATGGAGCTGGACCCGCAGGCCCGACGCCATACGCGAAGGGCCCAGCCCAATCCCCTTCAAGGTTCGAAGCCTTCACCCACAGCCAAGCATTCGGATCGTCGAACTCGAGGAAACTGAAATGCCTTGGCCGGGTATCGTATGTGTCGCGATCGGCAAGCACGCCGGAAACATCAAACTTCCAGATCGTGCCTGCCTCGATCTCGGCGCGCAGCTGCGCGAACACTTCTGCGTTCTTGGCAATCTGCTGGTCGTAGGTCGTGGCGACGCGCAGCACGTATTCATAGACACCCGTCTCGCCGGTCCAGGCGAGTGCGGAGGTGATCTGTGTATCGCTGTCGATCGTCTCGATCGGCAGCGGGTTGCCCGGCGCCTGGACGAAGATCTCGCCGCCCTTGAGCAGTGCTATCGCCCAGGCGGTATCGATGCCCGTAACCACGGCGCTGCCGGCCGTCAGGGACACGGTCCCCGCCGAGTAATGGAGTGCTGTCATGTGAAGGGGTTCCCCTAGGTTGGCCGTCAGGCCGGAATGCCGAGGATGTAGTAGCGGATGCCAACCACCGGGTTGGTGTCGTACAGGACATCCGGGTTTCGGTTGGTGTACTGAGTGGCGGTGAAGTACTCCAGCCGCAACGGCTGCCCCCGGTAGGTCCGGAAGACCGCCTGACTCTGCGTCAGAGTGCACCAAGTGGCGTTGCCGCAGATGTTGCCCTCCCATGACGCCCCATTGCGAACGGCGCATCGAGAGAAGAACGGCACCCTGGCGCGAGCGCTCCAGCTATCCACATTGCCGGCCCCGATATTCTGCCCGAAAGACCCGGCTCCATGAACCGTGGTGTACTTCACCATCGGGAAGCAGCCGGCCGCATTGAAGTTGATGGTGTGTGTCAGAATGCCGGTCCCGACAGGGATATAGCCCTCCGCCAGGATCTGGATGCATGGCCAACGGCTATCGACGACGATATCGGCAAACCTTGGCGGGTCTGCCGCTCCCGGCCGCAACAGTTGCACGACGTTTTCGCCGTTCTCCTCGAATTGCCGGAGCACGTCGTTGTTGCCGCTACTGACAGCCTGGGTGCTGTTGGCATAGATGACGAAGCGCGCGCGGCAGGCGGAGTTCGGATTGTTGAAGCGTATAAGGCTCCCCTGAAACCAGTACTCCGCGCCAAACAACTGGTCCGTCGTGCCCGTCGGGTTCATGGGATAGGCGATCGTCGAGCCGGAGTAGAAGTGAACGTCGGCCTGCGCATTCGGCGGGATCGTCACGCCGATATCGTAGTTCGTCACCCCGACCGGGCAGGCGATATCCCCTGATCCGATGATCTTCGTCGGACTTCGCGCGGAATCGAACGCCAGCTGCGACGGCCTTGTTATATTGTTCAGGTCAAAGCCGGGCTTCGCGACGCGCGCGCCGGCGTTGTCGATCTGGATAACCGTCGCGTCCGCGATCGGCACGACGGGCGCCCCGTCGGTTATCGGCACATTGTTTCCGGGCAGGTCCCAAAGCGACAGATTGTAGTAAAAGGATTCGCCGTCGGGCGTGTCGTCATCATTCCTGAACGTGCTGTTGATCACAGTGCCGGACGATATGGAGCCGGTGGACGACGGATAGTAAACCGTCATCCCGGTTCCCCAGCCGAAAAGGGTCTCGGCGGGTTGATACCACACACCGTTTCGTCGCGCGCCACTCAACTCGGGACCGTAGATAAGTCGCTGGAGCTGCCCCGAAACGAACCGGTCATTGGTAATTCGTCGAGCCTTTATGTCGACAAGGGGGATGGCGTAGTTCAGATCCGGGAAGTGGCCAGACCGGAAGTACGTTTGCTGTGTGTCGGCCTTCGCGCTCGTGTTGCGGATGGCATATTTCGTGTAATTGCTGAGCCCCGCTCCGGATGGGTAGAAGGTTGTGGAACCAACCTGCGGAATTAGGTCGATCCCTGCAATCTTGTAATCCTTCGCCCACTTCGAATTGTAGAGGAAGGACCCGACATTGCTGTCGGGCTCGTTTGCTGGATCGATGTCGCCCTTGGTGATCTTCACGCAGGGCACGCCGGCATAGTCGAAGCCAATGAGCGTCTGGGTCATGATTTGAAGATCAATCGTCCGTTATTCAGGTCAAAATCGACCTTGTTGTTCTGCGAAAGCAGGCGCCCGGACCGCACCAGGCCGATATTCGCGATCTGAAGCTTGAGTTCCCCGCCCTCGAACACGAGCGGCAGGAAGTTGCTGTTGAGGTCGCCGGGGTTGAGCACAACGAACCGGTCAGCCATGACAGCGAACTCCGACTGGATCACCCCGCCGGCGTCGATGATCTGGAGATAGAAGCCGGAATCGTTCCAGGCGTCGCCTTCCGACACACGCAGCTGCACCGAGAAGCGCGCTAGCGCGCCGGCCTGGTCGGCGGCAGCCGTGAAGCGAATGCGACCCTGCGCAAAGCGGTCATCGACAGCCACCGTGACATCGGTGATCTGCTCGGCCAGCGCCTCAAGTTCTCCCGCGACGACGACAATCTGTTCGTCAACTGCCGCACGGTTTCGGCCGACTTCGACCGCCAGGCGCCGGCGCGCGCTTTCCGATATCGCGCCGTGAAGCTGCTGATCGGTCAGGATCTGCTCAAGTAGCGACCGGGTGTCGTCAAGGCCCTTCTGGAGATCCTTGAACCGGTCGACGACATCTTTCTTCAGGTTGGAAAGGCCAACCTCAAGATCGGCATTACCGCCGTCGATCGAGGTAACGTCGATCCAGTCGACGAAACCGGGCGCCGGACGGCCATCGACAATCACCCGGTAGCGGAATTCGTATTCCGTCAGGCTTAGGATACCTTCCTGAATGAATGCGATAAGCGAATCCGCCTGAACCGTGCGGGTGAAGATGTTCGTCGGCTCGGTCTTGATACGCCACTGGAATTCAATGGCCGTGACGGTCGGGTCCGCGATCGTCGACCAAGATATGCGAAACGCGGCATAGCTACGGCCGTCCGCGCCGATGGCCTTCACCGGAATGACGGCATAGTCCGGCAGCTCGTTGGCATATTCCGGCTCGCCGGGCGGAAACGGGATCTCGGGCGGCAGGACACCAACGCTGTCATAGATCGCACCATTGCGCTCGACGAGCGAGAGGACGACATTGCGCGGGCCGTCACTGGTCAGCGCCTTGATGGAGCGGTTGGCGACCATGTAAACGCGGTCGCCGTAGCGCGCGGAGTTCCAGCGGATCCAGTCGCCGGCCTTGATCGTCTGGAAGCGCGGTCGCACGACGATCTCAGCCGTGGCCTCATACCGGTTCTCCTTGTAGTAGATCGCCGCCAGCTGGTTGGCCTGCGCCTTATAGGGAACCGTCGTGAAATTGAGGTTGAAATCCCGCGTGCGCCGATCGAGCCCGACCTGAGAGGCATTCGTCTGCGTGTCGTAGCCGACCGGCGACCACATATTCGCCGGTTCGGGATAGGTGCCCTGTACCGAGTTCACGATATCGGCCTGCGACTTGTACTTTTGGAAGCGAACCGGCTCGGTGCTGATCAGATCTTCGTCGGTGATTGTCTCGACAATCGGCTGATCCGTTCCGATGAGCGGCCAGGAACCGTCAACGCTATCGACGACAATGCCGCCGCAGGACTGCATGACGGCGTCGATGTTATCGCCGTGCTCAAGGTCGGCGTCGAAGATGATCGAGCAGCGGCTACGCTTTCCATAGGCCGCGGTCTCATCGCAGATGTTGGCGGCGATGGCATAGCGATCAACAGGCAGATCAACCGGCGACATGCCCATGCCAAGGAACATGTCGCCGTTGACCGAGAAGCCCCGGCGATAGTTGTAATCCATGACAACGGGGTTCTCGGTCCACTCATAGGTCGAGTAATCGCCCCAGCGATGCGGACCGACGCCGCCGGCTGTGGAATCCTTGCGGAAATCGTAGAGCCGCGCACCGCGGATCTCAAAGAAGAATTGCGGCGGCTGAGCAAGGCGCTCCTGGTCGTAGGTCAGATAGGCCACGATGTAGCAGACGCCTGTTCCGACGTGGTTCGCGGTCCAGCGTCCGGACGGGTTTGCGCCATTGATCAGTCTGCTGTCGGCGGCCGACTGCGTGCCGTCGTAGAAACGGAAGGCCATCAAGCCGGCATAATCGCCGCTGTTCACCGTGTAGTAGCCGTCGCCTTCATGGGTCAGGGACAGGCGCTTTCCGCCCGCCCAGATCCGCGAGAGCCCCATCGCACGGGAAATCGGAGAACGCGTAGACCTGCTGCAGGATCTTGTTCGCATCGCCGTAGGAGTTGGCATAGCAATCGTGGCCCGCGATCCCGACGAGGCCGCACGCCGCCTGGCGGGGGACATTCTCGCCGTACTGAATTTCGAACTGCACGCCGCCGGCCTGCTGTTCGGCTTTCTTGGCGCGATTCTTCTGGATCTTTGCGCTGATCAGCTGGAGGCCGATGCCAAGCACCAGCTTGCCGATGATGCCGAGGCCGCCAAAGAACGAGCCGATGGCGCCGATGACGGGAGCGAGAAAACCCATTATTCCACCCGGAATGCGGCGAGAACGGCGGTCGGCGGCAGGAACACGATTTCCTGCGTGCCGCGCGTCATGAAGCCGACGGCCGTAAAAACGCCGCCGGAAATCTCGCCATTATTGTCGTAGACGCCGATATCGCCGCGCTGGGCCATCAGCACGGGAATCTCGGCAAAGCGAGCCGCGAAGGCATCGCGAACGGTTTCAAAGCCGCGCTTGCGCAGCTGCTTGCCGGCGCCGGCCGGCGTCTTGTAGCGGCGGGCGGCCGCGCCATGCATCGTCTTGCCCGTCACGGCCTCAACCGCGTCGTCGGCGATGATGTAGCAGTCGGAAAGACCGTACTGCGCAGGCAATGCCTGATGGGCCGCCACAACTTTGTTGAGGCGGTTCAACCAGTCTGGATGTCGCATGATTCCTACCTGAACAATCCGAGGAAGCCGCTCTTGACCGAGCCGGCCCACTGCCCGCGATTTGGCGAGGGCTGCGCACCGGATGGCCCGGCACGGCCCCAGATCAGTTCCAGCCGGCCCGCCGTTGCCGCATGTTCGAAGAACCTGTCGCCGGGATCGCGGCGCTTCTGGTCAGAGATGGACCGATACCGGCCGTTCTTCCGGCTATAGTCGAGCTGCCGGCCCTCGCAGGCCGCCTCGATATAGGCGCCGCCATCCGGCCCGAAATGATGCTGGATCGTGTCGACGTAGCCGCGCGCGACAGTCTCGACCTGCAACAGCGCGCCGGTATCGGGATGGAAGTGCGCATCCATGACGCGCACCGGCCGGTCGCGATAATCCTCGTTCTCGATCTCGGTCAGCATCTCCGGCGTGAGGCCGAAGTCTCTGCTTTCCGCCAGGCGCAGCGTGAAATTGCCGTCGGCCGAGGTGCCGAGCCCACCGCCGAGGTCCGAAACCTCGATCAGGCCGAACGGTTGATAGGTCAGGCCGGCATGGGTGAGGGCATCCTTATCGGCGATGAAGCCATAGGTGCCCGTGCCGAAGTCCAGCCGGATCATCTGGCGCGTGGAAATCCGCCCGGCGTCGTATAGGTCTTTGACGTCATTCGAGAGCATCAGGCACTCTCCACCAGCTTGAAGGAGACGGTATAGAATCGCCCGTTGCGTGGCGCCTGAAAGCTGTCGGGCACGGGGCGCATGAGAATGGCCGGCTTGGCGAAACGCACCACGGCTCCGGCCTGCGCGACTGTGGCGAACGGCGGCGGCTCGACGGTGATGGTGCGTGTCGTACCGGAGCCCGAGGCTTCCGTGACCCGCCCGACGTAGTAGCGGCCTGATCGCTCAAGGCCGATACGATCGCCCGGCGACAGCACCAGGCCGGCGTCGACACTGTTCACCGAAAGGACATTGCCATCAGCAACGCTCACGAGACTGCCCGGATCGTCGGCCGGATCGTGATCCTGCCAATGCGCTTTCGGATAGCAAACTTGGGGATGCCGAAAGAGCACCGATCGCAGGCCGCCACGCAGGGACATCCACCACGCCTCAAGCTCGGCGAACTGTGACAGGAGCAACGGCCGGGTCGTAAGACTGGCCTCCCAGACCGCCGGAGCGACCTGAGTGTAGTTGATCAGGCCGCCGGCAGCCGGCGAGGCTGAAACACCTTCGCTGAGCATCACATCGGCTGTGGCGTAACCGACATCGGGCAACTCGCGCGGAAAAGTGATCGGCATGCCTACAATCCCCTACGCTTCTGCGCGTCCTGCACGGTCTTAACGATCGTGCCGGGGAGTTCCTGCTGGAGCGCGGCGAGCCGGCGCTCGACGCGGGCCAACCCCGCCGCATCGGCTCCGGTAGCGTCGATGCGAATGTTGATTGGCGCACTTACAGTTTGTCCTTCGCCGTAACCCACGAGGCGGGGTGCTTGTAAGGTTCGGGCCGCGACCTTCGTGTGATCCGTGACGGTCTCTTGCGGGTGCAGCATCGCAAGAAAGCCGCCCTTGCCATCCATTCCACCTGCGCGGGCACCATTTCCAGTGTGGCCACCCCCATCAAACCCCGGAATGCCCTTCAGGAAGTTCCCGAGTGTCGTGTTGGCCTGGAACCCACCACCGCCGCCGCCAAAGAGACCGAGGATACCGCTGAGAATTCCACCGCCGCCCCCACCCATGGAACCGGCGCGGTTAACCTCGAAGATGGCATTCACAACGTCGTCGAGAAGTTTGTCGGTGATCTTGTCGAGGACATTGCCGGCAACCTGGCCAAGCTCTTCCCATTCAAGCTTCCCATCCGCCAAAGCAGATTTGAGGTCGCCAAGCGCGCCACGCATCAGGTCTTTCTGGAAAGCCAGATTGTTCTGCGCTTTTCGCAGTTCGTCAGCCTGGCGGGCGTAGGCGGCCGACGTTTCGTCGATCTGCCGGATCTGCTCCGGAGTAAGCTGCGCGTTGCGCCAGTCCTGATCACCCTTCTTGCGCGCCTCTTCGCGAACATCCCTGAGCGCCTTCTGCTCCAGGTCGAAGGCGGTCCTGCGCTTCTGCTGTGCCTCATAGGACAGGCCAAGCTGCGAGCACTCCTCAGCCAGAGCAACCGTGCGCTGCTTGATGGCCTCTATGTCCTCAAAGAACCGGTCGTCGGCCGTGCGCTTGGGTGCCCTAGCGCCGCCGGAACGACCTTTGTTCCACGTTCCGCCGGGATACATGCCGAGCTCGGATGGCCGCGGGTCGGGCGTGGGGCCGCTCTCCGGCAGAGGAAAGCTCTCGCCCTGGATACGACCATCGGCAGACTGGTCGCGCAGCTTTGCGCCGCGCCATGTCGTGGGATCCGTCATCCGAGCTTGGCCAGCCACGGTCGCCATCTTCTGCACGCTGCCAGCAGCACCAAGCGCAGCGGCCGAAACCTGATCGAACATGGAGGCGAAGTCGGCCAGTGCGGGAATGCCGGAACTCGCAATGGCGGCTGCGAGCGCGTCGGTGACACGCTTCACATCATCGGTGCTAACCTCACCCTTATCGGCCGCTACGGCGAACTGGTTGAAGGCATCTTGCAAGGCCATGACGGAACTTGCATCTTCGCCGGCTGCCTGGAGATCCTGCACGAGCGCGCCGATGGACCCGCGAGCATCTTCAATCGAGGCGCGGACGGCCGCAAGGGTCTTCTCATTATAGTCCGCAACGCCTTGATCAAGCAGGGCCGCGTCCTGCGCTCGCTGAAGTTCGTCGGCATATTCCTTCAGCGCTGGTATCGCCTCGCCCCAACGCTGGGCGACTTGCTGGATAAGCTGAGCCTGCTTCTGAAGAGCTTCCGCCGAGTCCTCGGTGCTGCTGAAAACGTCGAGGCCGTATTGTAGGACGGCTGCACTGGCCGCGATGACGCCGATCGTGACCAGCGACACCGGATTGACCAACTGCATGAACGCAGATGATACCGCCGGCCCGATGGCCGAACCGCTGGACCTGATATCGTTGAAGACCTGCGCAACCTGCGGACCCTGCTGCAAAGCGACGGTATACCAGGGCATGAAGCCGGCCGTGGCGACGATATCGAAACCCTGCGCAGCGAGGTTTGAGGTGTTGAAAGCTCCGCGTCCGCCACGCTGGTTCGTAGTGTCCGACAGCGCAGCATTTCTCTGCTTGATCGCGGCGATGGAGGAGAGCGCGGCCTGACGCTCGCGCTGGATTGCCGCGGCCATTTCGTCCGCGGATATCGCGCCAAGACGGTGGGCAGCGTGTATCTCGCCGATTGCCGACTTGTAGCTGGTGATTGTCGCGAACATAGGATTGAAGCGTGCGCGAAGGCGCTCCAACTCCTTTCCCTGCTCGGCAAGCGCTCCCGTCCATTCCTTGGTCGCCGCCGTCTGGATTCCGACCATCTTGTTGATGCGGTCCTGCACAGCGGCCGGCATTGCCCGGTCGATTCCCTTGCCAACGGCAGCGAACTGACGCTCGATTTGGCCTCCCCACTTCGCAATGTCACCATCGAGCTTGCGAATGGAACGCTGTACCGATGACAAATCGGTGCTGACGCCAATTACAAGATCGTCCGTCTTATCGGCCATGGGTTTTCCTGATAGCAACTAATCCACGGCACGTTGTGCCTCGGGCTTGGGAGGTCTCTAATGAGGCGATTTCTGTATTCGCTTTGCGTCAGCGTTCTCGCGTCTACGAATGTCCTGGCATCGGAAAGTGCGCAGTCTGTCCAACAGGTGGAGACGTTAGCTAGATCGTTCTGCGGCCAAGCAGCTCCCTGGCAAGGAAAAATGGAAGAATGCGTAGGCGCGCAACTGGCCGCCGCCACTGCGACAGCTCTCTATATGACCCAGAACCCAGGTATACCGGCAACGAAAATGGAAGCCTGCATGATCGAGGTGGCGGAAGCAAACGCTGGTCTGATCGATTTTGTATCAGCTCTGTCGTGCGTTAAACAGTAGCTTATCCATACCGCGCCAGTAGCGCTTGCATGTCGTCGTCAGAGGGTGCGGCGATCTTCTTTGTCCCGCCGTTGGCTTGGTTATGGCCCTCAATCGCACGGAAGTACTCCGTCAGCGTCGATGACCAGAAGACCTCCGGCGTCCATTTGAGGAAGCCGAAAGCGCCGCGCATCCATTCATTCCATGGAAAGGGCGCCGCTAGCTCGTCGTCGCCTCCGCGGCTGCTCCGTTTCCCTCGTCACCCTCGAAATGATGCGCCAGGGCCTTGGCAAACGCTTCCGCGCAAGCCGGGAAATCCTTCAACTTGAGTACGTCGACCGCCTTTTCGGCGTCACCTCGGATGCTGAGGAGCGAGATTGCCGCCATCGTCGCCGCGACCTCAGTACCGGAAAGGCGAAGGAATAAATCCTGAAGCGACAGGCACCCCAGCCGCGTGGAAACGGCCGAGAGACCTTTCATGCTTGCGGCGATCACGACGGGGACCTTTCCGACTCGCAAACCGACCTCGCCGCGAGCCTCATTCACTTCAAGCGGGAAAGGCCTGTTGTCGCCCATCGCTTAGGCCTCCGCCGTGAATTCGAGCGGGCCGGCCGCGACGAACGTTGCGCTGAAGTCCATATTGCCTTCCTGCTCGCCGCTGACCTCGAACTCGCTGACCATCCAAGGGCCTTCGAATTCGCCAAGACCTGGAACCGAAACCTGCGCGTTGAACTTGGTCGCGTCCACGACATGCTGCATGAAGGCCGTTGTATTCACGCTCTTGAAGAACTTGCCGGAGCCGGTGAACGTCCGGTTCTTGATGCCGGGCTCGACCGTGCGCTGAGGCGTTTCCTCCGGATTTTCGCAGTTCGGGATGGTGGTATCCACCTCGTTGGCAGACATGTTGAAGCTGCGCGTCTGGATGCCGCAGAGGGCGCTGAACACTTCCGGGGTTGCAGCATTGCCGATCTTGATGAGCAGCAGGCGGCCGATTTGCTGTGCCATGATAACTCCTTGCGTCGCGCGGACGCCTGTTTTGAGGTTGATGGGTGATCGGCGTCGCGGAGCGCTAAAGCCGTTCGGTAAAGGCCACGAACTGGATAACTGCGTGGCTGGTCAGTCCATCGCGATCACGCATCACGCGGGTGAGACGGTGGACGATGGATATGAGGCGGTTCGTCGGCAGGACCATCGGATGCTGGTGAAGGGCGACGACGACGGCGTCCGCGACCTGTTTCACCTCCTTGAAACCACCAGCATCAGTCGACCACGCATGAAGCGTCAGCCGGACTTCCTGACCATCAACGCATTCGGCATCGGAGCGCAGGCAGTACGCCTCACCGATATCTACGTAGGGCTCGACCGCGTCAGCCGGCGGCCGGTCATAGACCTTCTGGCCCACAAGCGCTGTCAACGGCGCGAAAGCCCGAAGTCGAACAACGACGGCTCCCTGAAGCTCCAGATCCGGCGACGCCATTATCGTTTCCTCATGGCTTCACGAACCGCTCGATTGATTGCGGCGCTGACGCGCTTCTTCGCGGCGGGCTTGAAGCTGTTCCACGTCGGGAAGATGTGCGGTTGTGCCGGCGTTCCGGGATGCGTGGTGCCCGCGAACTTGCCCTTGTTGATGTGCGCCTTCGTTCCGAATTCGAGGAAGCGCCATATCCAGGGGGCATAGACGGCCGTGGCATCCGGGTCTTTCGACGTTCGCCCGATTAGCGGCGCCAGGTGCGGGTTGTCCGCCTGTCGCTCGCCCTTGATCTCCGTCATATACTCGCCGGTATCATGGGGGGCATCGGCGCTGATCAGGTTGGCGGCTTCCTTGACGACTTCAAGCTTGGCCTCCGCCGCGTATTTCTCCGCATTCGGGGCCAGTTCGTTCAGCCGGCGCATCAAGGCTTGCCGCCCCATCACCTTCGCCTTCAAGGCCATCTAGGCGCCCTCACCTTCTGGATCGATCTCCGGCAGCTCGACGGGCTCGGCGTCTCGGCTTGCCTTCCGCAGCCTCACTGCCTTGCCGGCGTCGATGGCGAGTTTTGCCGCAGCGCGCGGCACGTTGTAATTGCCGGACTGGTAGACGATCGTCGTGCCGGTGTTCGGCTTCCAGTCCCACCGCTCGGTTATCTTGATCCACGCCATCAGGTCGCAACTCCGGATTCCACGGTGAACTCGAGATACTGCCTGTCATCCGTCGGAACGGGGCCGGAGCGCACGTTGTAGACCGTGCCGGACCTCGCATCCCGCATGCGCCAGGACGTCTTGACGGCCCGCATCTGCGAATTGTCATAGACCGTAACGACGACCGGCTGCTTCCCGGCGAGACGCGAGGCCTGCACCGTCTCGCCGCCCCGCAGGAAGCGGAACGACGCATCGGTCGTGACGGGGTTGACCCATCCCTCTTCGGTTCCGCCATAGCCATTATCTACCTTGCCCGGCTCTTCGAACACGACGAGGTAATCCATCTTTCCCGGGTCAATCATGCAAACGCGAAGCTCCTGTGCATGGCGACCATGGCCTTGACGCCCATCGGAATACTGCCGGTCATGTCGGCGGTGACATCCGCGCGGTGCAGATAGAAGCTGGCGACCAGCATCAAGCACGCCTGCACCAATTTTGGCGGAACGTTGCCGGCACCGAGGCCGGCCTTGAACACGACCGTCGCCTCCGAGATTGCCGGTACATTGTCGATGTAAAGCGCGCCGTCGCGGATCTCATAGTCCGTCACCGTTCCGGGCACGCCGACCGGGTCCAGATAGGTGACAGACTGGATATCGACATTCGGATACCCCTTGAAGTTCAGGAAGAATTTCGTGCCCTTCGCGGTGAACTCCGTTTCCAGAAACACCGTCTGACAAGCACGCTCGACCCAATCCACCGCGGCGCCTACGTAGTGCTGCAGTATCGCGTCGTCATCGGAATGACGGACGCGGCAATGCTGTTTGGCGAGGGCAAGCGATAGGACTTCGCCCACCGGTTCGCCGGATTGCTCAATCTTCATCTTGCCCTCGCTGGAGGCTTACGGGGTCTGCTCGGTCAGATCGCCATAGACGATACCCTCGGGGCGGAGGGTTTCGAGCTGGATGCGCTCCTCGATGAGCAGCGTCACCTTGTTTGCGATGAAGTTATCGCGGTCCTCGGTGGAGCGGCGGATCTCGATGCCCTTGCGCTGCCAGAGGATCGTGTTGCCGACGAAACCACCGACAAGGAACTTGCCTTGCGCGACGCCCTTGGTGCGGACGACGGGCAGACCCCAAGCAGTATTGCCAGCGAAAGCCGGGTGCAGGTAGCGGCCGTCGGCGTCCTTCGCCAGATCGAGCGCCGCGGCGTCGAGATGGTTCATGACGACGGCGGTGGCGACAAGGTCGGCTTCCGACACCTGCGCGATTGCAACGCGGATGTCATCCATGGCGTTTGCCGGCGTGATGCCGGGAACGATGGCCGGATCATAGACGGTGGAGTTGGCGATCAGGCCATCGACGTGGTTCGCGGTGCCGTCGCCATTGATGACCTCGCCTTCCTCCTTGAGCTGGAGGCCGTAGATGCCGCGCTGGTTGATATAGCCCTCCATGCCGTCCACATCGTCGAGGACTTCCTCGTTCACGCGGAACCAGTGCGCCATCTTGACCATCGGTGCGGTCTTTCCGGCGAAGGTGATGTCGGACTGTGGCTTGAGCGCGCCTGCGGCGACCGTCGCGGCGGCGTTAGTGTAACCGGTCTCCTGCAGGTATTCGATGACGGCCGCCGTCGTTGCGAGCGTCGGGATGACGTCGCGCAGGAACAGCGCCTGGTTGACAGGTTCGATAAGGCCCCGGTTCTGGCGACGGGCACCGGCCGGTAGCGTGACCGTGCCGAACGATGCGGACGTGATGTCCTTGATTTCGACCGTTTCACGGCTGCGCATCTTGGCACCGAAGTCCTTCGTCTCCGCGATGATGCGGCCGATCGACTTCGTTTCGTCACGGCGGGCGTTGAGCTTCTTGGTCAGGTCGGTGACCGTCTCGCCAAGCTCGGTCAGTTCCTTCCGGCTGTCCTCGACGCGGCCCTTGATATCGGTGATATCGTCGCCGGAGACCTGCTTCGTCTGAAGCTCGGCGAGCTTTTCCGACAGAGCCTTCTGTTCCTTGGTGACTTCCTTCAGCTTGTCGCCGATATCCTTCGACGCGGCTTCGAGCGCGGCCTTGATCTCAATATCCATCGTAAACTCCTGTGGTGATGGAAGGTTTAGTTGAAGCTGAACTTCTCTTTGATCAGCTTCGCGATCTCCGAGGCGGACGCGTCGCGCGGTCCATCGCCCAGAGCTTGTGGCGCAAGTGCCGCCTGGGCCTTGGCCAGCCATGCCGGGAAGCCTGCGTCACGCAAGGCACCTTCCACCGCACGTTTGAGGGGCGCGAAGTCGCCAGACGTCTTCGTCGCCATGATTACGTCGTTGATGCTCTTCACTGCATCGATGGTGGCGGCCTCCAGCATGGGGAAGGTCACCACCGAGATTTCGAACAGATCGACCTCGATCAGTTCGCGGTTGCCGCCGCGCGTTTCCGACTTGCGCGTCAGGTAGCCAATCGAGAGGCTATCGACGACGCCGGCCAGCATCATCTCATGCACTTCAAGGCCCTTGGCCGTCTTGAGAAGAAGCTTGCCCTCGACCCGCAGGCCGACGCTATCCTCGTCGACGACAGACCAGACGCCGATGGGCTGGTCAGGATCATGACCCCAGAGCATCTTGGGTCGTCGAACCGCTAGGCTGTTTTTGAACGCACCAGGCAAGGTGACGTCGCCGCCCAGGTCGACAAGATGGAACTTCGACGCATAGCCGGAGAACGTGCCATCCTCCTTGACCGACTGCTCCTCAAGCCGGGAGAACTTGGTTTCCAGGTCCATTTCCTGCCTCGCTTCGTTTGGGAAGATCATCAGCGCCCTTGATCGGGTTCATGCCCATCTTCGCGCGGATGTCGTTCTGGGTTTCCCAGGCCGTGTTGTTGCCGAGCGCCTTGGCGGCGTATTCCCCGATGGTCTTCATGTCACCGCGGTAATATTGCGTCTCGTCCAGGTTCACGTACTGACCCGGCTCCAGCATTGAGAAGGCGATGGCGTGCTCCCAGCGCCGCGCCCAGGGCTGCAGCGTAACCGTGACGTGATAGTCCATGGCGTCGCCGATGCGGGTCAGAGACTGTCCAGCTGCGTCGTGCGCGAGGAAGATCGGATGAATGCCATAGGCTCGGGCCACCTCCTCGATGAGGAAGCGGCGCGTCTCCAAGAGCTTCATGTCGGCCTGCGTTGGTACGATGCTCTTGTAGTTCGCGCCGCTGTCAAAGATCGGCGTGCCAGGAAGCTTATCCTTCAGCGCCGCCTCGACCGCCTTGGCCGCATCGTCACCGAGGGTCTGGTCTGTCGTGATATAGCCGCGAACCGCCTTCTGCTTTCCGTCGTCGGACTGGCGATCCTCGAGCGTCATCGCCAAGCCGAGAACCTTCCGAATTTCGGACGTGATATCCAGGCCCTCGATGTCATCCCATCGCGGATTTGAAATCTCGATGAAATCCTCTCGTGTCATCCCACTGACAGAGCCGATGCCGGGAATGGTCCCGGTGTAGGTTACCCGGGCCGTCTCGGGGTCTTTGACCGCGCGCACCTGTCCATCGACGATCGGAATCAGCCGCTTGATGCGCTTCCTATAGCCGCGGTCAATGTAGGCCCGGCCCACCCCATCGAATACGGCATGCAGCGTCAGGCATTCGACGAACTCGACCGGCGTCATATAGTCGTTCGGCCGTTGCCCAAGGCGCTCCGCCAGTTCGCCTTCTATAACCGGACGCCTGATCATGCGGCCCATGTCGTCATAGGACTTCACGCCGGTAATGATCGGCATCGCGGCAACGCCCTCGGCAATCCGTAGGCCAGCCGCGAGCGAAGCCGTCACCTTCAGGTGCCTTTCGGTCGCGATGATCTCGCGCTCGACGACATACTCCTGATAGAACCGGTTACCATTGAGGTCGTAATCTTTTTTGCGGAAGAGAGACGGCAACTTCATGCGACGCGCACCCCGCGCGACATGTAGCTGCCCTTGGTTTTCTTGTCGGACTTCGACGCGCCCACGGCCATGGCTTTCGACACCATGCCGTCGATGCGTCCGCGGGAGCGGCTTTTGTCGAACATCTGATTTCCAATCCCGTCGGCCTTCAGAACCACGTTCGAAGCGCAGACGTCCGTGAGCTTGTTGTCGTCGATCAGGATTTCGCCCTTCAGGATCTTGTCCGTCATGCGGCTGATCGAGTGTGGCATGCAGAGCTGCCGATCCTCGAAGGCGATCTTGGTGCCCTGGGCGTGGGTGACGATCTTCAGGCCGGAGCCCGCTTTTTCCTTGGGCCCCATGTACCGCCAGACCGGAAGCGAAATGTCCTCGCATGCCGTGATGAAGGACGAGACGTAGGCCGGATCGACCGTCAGACTGTCGACCATGTGGTCGGCCTTTAGCTTTGCGACCTGCCCTGCGATGAATGTGTAATCGATCGTCTCGCTTTCGCAGATCGTCAGATATTTGTCGGCCTCGTATGCCGCGTAGGGAATGCGATCCTCCGCTTCGCGCCGAGCCAGGCCTTTCCTTGTCGTCCAGTACCAAGTCTTGGTGGTGAGCGTGTCATCTTCTGCCCGCCAGCAGGCCGAAAGCGCGGTCAAATCGTTCTTCTGCGACAAATCCAGTGCAAGAAAGCACGGAGTTTTGCGGTAATTCTTCTCATCCACCGGCCCAAGGCAGGCCCGCCAAGCCTGTTCATCCGGCAGCCAGAATCCGGATGAACCGACCGGCTTACCGAAATACAGCCGCTCGGTCGCCAGCCTTTCGGATGCGATGTGCTTCGCCGTCTCAACACGGCGCCTTACGTTGTCGATCGGATAGGTGATCCCGAGTGCTGGCAGAGCCTTTATCCAGCATGTTTCGTCGTTGAATGGGTCGTCGGTCTCGTCGACGCGCGCGATATACGAGAATGCGCTGTCATCGTTGATCACGCCCTCCGCCACCCGCTGGTAGAACTGCGAAAGGTCTGTTGCTACTACCTGATCCACCGCCGGCGTGTTGGTGCCGAGCACCATCAACGGGTCACCAGGCATCTTATCGATCGCGGCCTTCCACAACTGGATGGCCTTGTCCGTCTTCATCTCGTGGATTTCGTCGCCAAAAACCGCAATCGGTTTCGGACCTGAAATCGTGTCGCCGGAGGCCATCGGCAGAAACTTCGCCTCCATCGCCGGGACTTCGATCTTCCAGGCATTGTCGCCGACGCCGCGAATAATCACCGTTCGTCGGCTCTCAAGGGTGTCCCCATCCTTGCCCGGTATCTCGGCGCGGCACAGCGCGACAGCGTCTGAAAACAGAACCTTCGCCTGATCCAAGTCGTTGGCGATTGCGTAAGCCTCGGCGCGCTTCACACCGCAAAAGCCGATCATGTAGAGGCCGATCGCGCCCATGAGCGGAGATTTGGCTTGCCCCTTTCCTGTCTCGATCCACGCATGCCGGAAGCGGCGCGTGCCGGACGCATCGCGCCACCCGAAGAGCGAGCCGACGACGAACATCATCCAGTCCAACAAATGGAACGGCTGCCCCACCTTTTCGCCGGCCGTGACCGTGAACATCGCGGGGAAGAACCGGAGTGCCCTGCCCGCCTGGTCAACGTCGAAGCGGAGCCCGCGCTTGTGACCATTCTTCAGGTCGTCGAGGTGGCGCTTGCATGCGGCACGGACGAACCGGCCGGCGACGATCTCGCCCTGGACGACCTTACTGGCGTAGGCGGTTGTCGGGTCCAAGGAACTCGTCGGCGGCAGTGGAGCCGGCGGCGGGCTTTTTCGCGCTCGCTTTGACTGCTGCTTCACCGAACATCGCCTTTTCCAATTTCAGCATCCGCTCGTTCAGCTTCTCGCAGGCGCTCCAGCGGTAATTGAAATACTCGCCGCCCTCTTCGCCCTTCAGGACCGGACCTTGCTCAAAAGCGGTCGGATAGAGATTTTCGAACTCGACTTTGGCTCGGACATACCGGTCTGCGCGTGCCAGGTTGGCGAGTGTTGCGGCCTCGGCTTCTTTCAGCGCTGCGACGGTCTCTTTCCAGAGCGCCTTCGCCAGTTCGGCGGCACCCTCGTCATCGCGAAAGACGCGCCCGTAGGCGGGTTGAACTACCTTGACCACCCTACCCCCCTTCCCGGACTGCTTTCAGTGCAAATGAAGGGGGGACGCGGATGCGGAGAAATCGACCCCTCTTTAAAAGTCGAGGGGGGTGCCTGATGTTTCACGGGCACTGTTTCACGCCTCGACCGTCTTTGCCTTTCGCCGTGTCTTTGCTTTGGGCTTCTCGACGAGCTTGGCTTCGGCCTCCGGGTGTTCGCTGGCCTCCGCTCCCTCTACGTTGATGCCCTTTGCTCGCGCGATAGACGCGCCGCGGGTGATGGCGTTGGCAAGCTCATGGTCGACGAGGATGGCGTCGGTATCTTCGCCCTTAAGCTTGGCCTCGATAGCACCGGCATAGACGAGCGCCTTGGGCTGCGGTGCCATGGTGCGCCAGTAAGCCAGCGCCAGTTCAAGCTCGTCGTTCATAAAGCGCTCCTGTTCCAGGGGTGGTTGGGATCGATCGGCCGACCGTCCTCGTCGTGCCCTGGCACATAGCCGCGGTTCGTGTGTCGCTGGATAGGGCCATCGTGGCATTCATTGCAGACGGCCATGATGTTCTCTGGATCGAGGAAGAGGTCAAGGTCGCCCTTGTGGTCCCGCCTGTGGTGAGCAACTGGAGCGTTTGGCTCTTTGCCCTTCCCTATCAGCATCTTGCCGCAGCCGTGCCACTGGCAGGTGTAGTTGTCGCGGAGGAAGATCCTCTTCCGGAGCGGTTGCCAGGCGGGATGCTTGTAGAGCGCCTGGTGCTCCGGCCTGTAGCGCTTAGGCGCCAACCAGGTTCTCGACTTCAAACCAGCGATCGTTGATGCGGACCAGTGCCTTGCCGTCGGGCTGTACGCTCTCGGCGTCAACGGTGCCAGTAATACCGATGGCTGGGCAACGAAGGTTCATTCCAATCATGTCTTGCTCCTGTTGCATTTAATCGACGCGTGCGCGAACACCCCGCGCTTCGCATCCCGAGGACTACCGACCCGGCTTCAAGTCTATGCTGTGGTGTTTCTGCCTGTGGAAAAGTCTGACATCGGGTGTTTCTGGCCGTTTCTGCCGGAAACGCTTGACCGAAAGTTCGCCGTGTATTGCCATCTCCTTCTCAACCAAAGCCAATACCGCGAACTTGTCAGCGGCCTAGGCAAACTTCTGGAAGGAACTCTGATTGACACAAGAGCAATTCGAAATGGAGGCGCGGCTGAGTGCCATTGAGTACATGATCCAGCACGTGCTTGTGGTCCAGTACCGCGCTATTGGCATAACCAGTGCCGCTCTCGACCTGCATGAACAGCTAGCCAAAGAGCAGGTTGCTGCGTTCACGATCCCGGGAACCGATCCAGCGAAAGCTGACTACTTCACGGACGAGATGGGAAAGAACATTCTCGGCATGCTTAAAAGCGCCAGAGAGATGTACGGTCAATGAGAAGCCGGACCTAAGCCCGGCTCTCGTTTCGGGTGGCATCTTCGCGCGTCTTTCGTTGATCGATATGACGCGATATAGCATCGTCACATGACCCGATATTACAAAGCATGGCTGTTCATGATCTGGACCGTCACTCTTATTCTCACGTCACCGGATTGGACCGCTGGCGTAGCCAGGCTGTTTGGAATGAGCAGTTCAGCTGTTGGTACAGCGGTCTTTGCTGGACACGCCCTCTTTCTTGTGTTCGTGCTTGCTTGCCCGAAATGCGGTTTGTCGCTTTTCAAGAGCGACAGTGGGGTATTCCTTTACGTCTACCATCCTTGGCCCAACAAGCAATGCTCACGCTGCGGGCAGGACCATTCGTCTTTGGATAGATAAACACCGCTACCCGATGAAGGCGAGGCGAGGTGCCGGCATCACATCAATCACTCCGGCTCTGCGGCATAGTGACGGGTTACCGTATCCGCATGATTGTCGGCTATGCCGGATGGGTCGACTGGTCTGAAGACTTCAAATGACCTTATTTGTTTTCTTGTGAACGCTTCGATATGCGCGCAGGATGATTCCTTCGGCAGCCAATGTTCCGGGCGCTGCCATGTGAGGGTTTGCTACCCTGGCCCCAAACGAGAGGAGGACGATATGTCTTCCCGAGTTCTGTCAAATCGAAACTTTATCCCAATCACGATCTCTCATGTCGTGCTCTCGGCAAGCATTCTCACAGTCATGTTCGTTCTCACGGAGGGGTGGCTATGGTAGTCCTCGGGCTCACCGGCGTGAGGAAGACTTCGATCCCCCCGAGGACAGTCCTTCAGCAGATCCTCCGGGACGCGAACTATGAAAGCGAAATCCTGGTTGGGGGTATCGGCCCCCAGCACGAGGAAGCGCGAAACGTGATCCGGCTCATCAAGGCCGCGACAATCGGCGCCGACAAATACCCGCTTTCCCTAAACTCGATAGAACGGAACCGCCGCGCCGGGGTCGATAATTGGGAGAATGAGGGCGGCTCAGTGGAAGAATAAGCGCGGTGTCCACCCGCCTGCCAGCCGCAGTCATCCTTGCCGTTCAGTAGGCGTCATAGGGAGCTGTTGCCTTGGTCAAAGTTGGCACGCGGGGCTTACCCCGCTTCAGATACGCCGCTTAATCGTTCCGTAACCGAGTAGGATATTCGCAATGGTAGAGAGAACAACAGAATCCGAAATTGCGTTCATGCATCCGTTTACACTGAATGCTCTCGTGGGGCCACAGCCCGCGGGAACCTATCGTCTTATTGTCGACGACGAGCTGATTGAAGGGTTGAGCTTCACCGCCTACAAGCGCGTGGCCACCCACCTTGAGATCCCAGCGATATCGATAGCGACGGGGAAGCGCCAGTTCCTGCAAGTCACACAGAGCGACATCGACCATGCTCTCGAACTTGATTCGAGAACGTAATTGCTGACCGACAGAATCCGTTTGTCGGAGCAAGCACGCCGACCTGTGAAGCAGGATTTCGGCGAACTCAATTCACCGGGTAGCAGAATAGGTGTACGACGCCTCATCATCAGCTCCCACCTGGCACGCTGAGAGAGAGAGACTCATACCGCGCTCCCGTCGCAAGGAGTGCAAACTATGCCAAGATATTTCTTTCACGTATTGGATGGGCGCGCAGCGATGGACGTTGACGGCCTTTTCCTCGCCAATGAAACCGAAGCTCGAGCCGAAGCGCTTCGCGGCGCCGGTGAAATGCTGACGGATGAGAATATGAACCTGTGGCTGGGTAACGAATGGCTGATGGCCGTCACAGATGAGGCAGGGTACGTTTTGTTGAAACTGAAATTCTCAGCGGAATCTCTGAACCAGCCCCAGGCTACGTTCTCTTAATACGGGCTGGCGCTACAGTTCTCCACCTTCGGAGTAATCGACGTAGATAAAGCCGACCGGTTTTCCAACCCTATCGGTTACCTCGTGGTGCCCGTCATCGAACTCTCCCTTTTCAACCCGGTCAGCCAGCGCCCGCAGAACGTCAGCAGCCCACTTGTTGTTCACCGCGACCGTCGGGCCGGTGAATTGCAGTTGCACATCGCACGCCATATATTGAGTCAGTTCGCCGCCGCCGCTCATCTCTTCCATCCCCCGGTTGGTGCGAAAAGGGTATAGAAGGCAGACCACCGATTACGAGGCAAGGCACTTTCAGCTGAAATTTTGGTAAAGCTGCGCAATACGCTGGACGCGATTTCCAGCATTGGCCCGGCGAGTGTTCCCTATGTCAAAGGTCCGGCGGCAGCCATTCGCGTGATTTGTCGAAGCTACCATCGATCAGGAATATATTCAATGCCCTAGCTCGCTTTTGGGAATTTATCCCCAACCGTGACGTCGAGAGGATCTAACGTCGCAAGCGTCGCGCGGCCAAAAAGATCGACCAGCATCTCGACCATGCCCTGATGAGTAACGTTCTCGACGACGCCAGAGAGCCCAGCGAGCGGCCCTGAAGAAACATATCCCGTGATACCCTTAGCGAACTGCATCGCAACCGTCAGCCGGCGTGTCCTTCCCTCCTCCTCCCGATAAATCCGCGCCGCGCGCGTGTCGTCAAACTGCTGGTCGATCTCGGCCAAGTAGATGGCTTCCACAACTTGGCTCGGTATGCTGATCGGGCAACCGTCGGCACCGCCTCTGCGCTTACCCACGTATCCGCCGCTGCTCAACACGCCCTCAACCCCAAAGCAGTTGAGAGCGCCGTGAAGTGAGCGGCCAGCGCCGAGAAAAAGATATCCCGGCATCAACACTCGCTCTTTGGTCGCATAGGTATGCGTTCGCTTGTTCTTCCGCTCGACACGCATCGTCGGCAGGTACACGTCGTACCCTTCCGCCTGAAGCTTGTCCGCGACGCGCCATTCCATCAGCGGCGCGGTGCGTGCAACATACCAGACTAACTCATGGTTGATGCCCGACCTCATTAAGCGGCGCCCTCCGGGCCGTCATCGTTGATATAGCAGAGCTCCCCCTCAAACATGATGAGGCGGCGAGCCTGTACCTGGTCGGGTGTCCTGACTCTGAGAGACGGAAAAGCGTCCTTCAGGGGCCGGCCTGCCCAGTACGGCCCCTCAGCCGGCGGCGCAGGCGGATTTTTGCCGATAAACTTCACGACGTTGCTCATGCGATGCTCCTTGCCCAACGTTGCTTTATGATGTGACGGCGTTCCAGGGTGAGCTTGACCCATGCCGGCCGCCAACTGGTGACGGTTCGATTGACGCGCTCTGGCGGGTCGACGCAGAACCAATCTCCGGATGCGTCGAGGAAGAAATGCCGGCGCTGCTCTGCGTCGAAGCTACCAACCAGGTCCGAGAACAGCAGCTCACAGATCGTGCCGTCGACTTTCGCCTCGACCATCGGCCGCCATTTATTGACGCGGTCGTAAGCCTCCCGGGCTTTGCGCTCAGCTATCGTCACTGGCGCCCCCATCGAGCACAGCGGCGCCGGCGATGCTTTCGCGCGTGGTCATCGTGAAATCTCCATCTCCGTCCAGTTGGCACCGTCGCTCGGCTCAAGGAGGTGTTGAGGAACGAGGCACCCGCGATCACCAGGGCGTGGGCCCCAATCGGATGCCCATTTGCTTTCCTTCCGGCCGTAGCGGACGCGTTTGGCCCACTGCGCGTCGCCGACCGGCGCGGAGAGCTCGGCCTGTCCGGCGGCGAAACCCTCAAACCGGCGCTCGTTGATAAACGTCGTGGCGTGCATGGTCGGATGATCGGCTTTCGAGGAAAGGAATGCCTTGTAGGCCGGCACTGCCTGAGCGCATGCGAGTCGATCGGCCGGGGTCAGCTTCTTCCAGCAGGCCAGCGCTTTCGATTTCGACATATTCGGCGTTCGAGGGTAGGACAGCCAGAAGGCTTCGAAGTCGGCCGGATAGGTTTTCGGGGAAGCCTGTTTCGGGCTCTCGTCCGAACTCGTTTCGGACAAAGAATCTTTCTTATCTGCCTCTGTCTCTGTCTCTGGTCTAGCATCCGCTTGCACACCGCTAGCAGGCGCTTGCGGCGTGCTAGCAGATGCTTGCAGAATTTCCAGAAAACCACATGATATCAATGGTTCAAGTTTTGGCAGCCTATCGAGGTATGCAACGCGCTTTAGGTACGCCGGATTGTTCGGCACCTCGCCGTTGTTCCGCGATGCGATCAGCATGCACACGACTGCTAGCAACTTGCTAGCATCGTCTAGCGTAACCCAATCCTCGCTAGCGAGCAGGGCAAAGTGCAGCTTGATCCACGGCGGATTGCGGTCCTTGTAATGCTGGAATTGCTCCCAGTTTTTGACCCTGAGATTTTTAGGGACCATCAGAGCCTCACCGCGTTTCTGACGGCCGAGCAAGCGACATCGACGAACAGGTCAATGGTTTTGACCGCGCCGTTCCTCTGCTTGGCGATGATGAATTCGAGGCTGTTATGGCAGTCCGCCAGCCGCTCGATACGGTCGGCTTCCTCGTCCGAGTTTTTGCCGCGCTCCTTCTCAAGGTAGTAGCTTTCGCGATACAGGAACGCGACCGTATCGGCATCTTGTTCGATCGAACCCGATTCCCGAAGGTCCGAAAGCGTCGGGCGCTTGTTTTCTCTGCTCTCGACGCCGCGGCTCAGTTGCGAAAGCGCCAGGACGGCAAGCCCCTCCTCTCGGCCGAAGTTCCGCAAGCCGGCGGAAAGCTCCGTCACCTCCTGCACGCGGTTTCCAGCGTAGCGCCCGGATGCGGCAAGCAGTTGCAGGTAATCGACGACGAGAAGGTCGAGCGACTGGCCCTGGCGCGCCATGTCTTCGCGGATACGATCGACCTTGACGCGTAGATCCGCAAGCGTGAGGCCTGATTGCTCCTCGATCCAGATGGGAAGCTTTGCCAGATCCGTGTTGGCGACGACGAGGGCTTCAAAGTCCCTCTGCGACACGCGGCCGGTGATCAGGTCCGAGAAAGGAACCTTCACGTTCCAGTCATATGCGATATCGGTTATCGCGCGCTTGACCAGCGTCTTCGCGCCCATCTCCAGAGAGATGAAGGCGACCCCCTTGCCGGATTTTGCCGCCTTGATGGACGTCGACAAGGCGAAGGCAGTTTTGCACATGCCCGGGCGAGCGCCAAGCACCACCATCTCGCCAGGATGCATCCCGCCCGTCGTCTGGTTGATATCGGTCAGGCCGTAAGTGATCCCCGTGATACCGCTTCCGCGGTGCATCGCGTCTTCGACCTCGCCAAGGGCAGCCTCAGCCGCCTCCCCGATGAAGAACCGTGTCTTGCCGCGCGCGCTGGTTTTCAGACCGATCGCAATGTCGTCGAGCGCCCGCGTGGCTTCGCGAATGAGATCGGCCGGGACCGCAGCGCCGTCACATGCGGCCAGCGCGACAAGCTCGGCTTCCTTCTTGACCGAAAGGCGAGCCCACTGGTTGATGAGCAGGGGAATAGACTTGCTGAGCCCAGCCGCGCCGTAGATCGTGGCGCCGCATAGACGTGCAAGATACTCTGCCAGCGGCATGCCGAGCGCCTTGCTCCAAGTCTCGACTTCGCCGGGCGGGAAAAGGTTCATTACGATCAGCGGAGTGGCGGTCTTGAAACGCTCGCCTGCCATCAAGATCGTTTCGAAAATGCGAAGGTGGACCGGCTCGAGGAAATGATCCGGACGCACCTTACCCTGAACAGCTGCGAAATTGCCGGAGATGAGGACGGCGCCCAAGACCTCCTGCTCTATCTCGACAGAGAATGAGACCGCATCGGGAATGGCTGCGGCGACCGGCGAAGCATTCATCGCGTGCTCCGAGGGCAGAAAAGATAGACGAAGCGGCTCCATGCCTTACCGGCCGCAATGGCATCGTCGAGGCGTTGCGTCTTCTGCGCCTTGTTGGCCAGCTCGACGTATTCGGCCCAAGCCTTTTCCTGTCGAGCCTCTTCAAAGGATTTGAGGTTGACGACGGTCATGGTTGCACCTGTGTCGTTTCATCGATCGGAATGCCTCCGAACACCCACGCATCGTCCCAGCTCAGCGCACGGCGCTTTGCTTCAGCTCTGATGCGGGCGACATCGTCCAAGGACGGCGACTGCTCGCCGTTTTCTATGCGCGAAACGGCAGGCTGGCTAAGGCCTGCCATGCGGCCGAACTCAGCTTGGTTCAGCCGGAAAATCTTGGTTCGGATAAATCGGATTGGGTTCATAGCCCACTAATTATCCGTCAAACGGATTTGACTGTCAATCAATTATATCCGTCAAACGCAACTTTTATTTAATCCTTTTGCCGGATAAGATGCGTTCATGGATTACACGACAAAAATCAAAGCGATCCTCCGGCTCGATGGATGGAAACAGCAGCGCCTCGCTGCTGAGATGGGCGTGTCGCAATCGACGGTCGCCCGTTGGGTTTCAGGTGTTGAGCCCGAAACAGCGAGGAAGAGAGAAATCGACGAGATATACCTGCGCGAGGTTGGCCCGGAAAACGTGGTCCCGCTTATGGGCTACATCGGAGCTGGAGCCGAGATCCTCCCTGAGTTCGAGCAAGTACCGCCCGACGGCATCGACCAGATCGAGGTTCCCTTTCCGCTGCCTGACGACATGATAGCCTTCGAGGTAAAGGGGGACAGCATGTTGCCGATCTTCAAGGACCGGGCAATCATCATCTGTTACCGAGAGCAAAAGCGGCCGGTCGAATCTTTCTACGGCGAAGAAGCCGCCGTCCGGACAAGTGATGGAAAACGATATATCAAAACCATCGCTCGCGGTGCTGGCGGCATCAACCTAATGTCTTTCAACGCGGCCATGATCGAGGATGTTGAACTTGAATGGATCGGCGAGATTTTCGCCGTGCTCCCCCGCTCGCACCTGAGATCCGTTCAGAAGAAGGGCGGTGTGCAAGGCAGTTTGAGGCTGAGGGCGTAAGAGCACCCATTACTTCGCCTTACGGATATTCCCGACGCGTTGAGGATGCACAGGCCAGAATAAATCCGTTTGACGGATTTTCATCTTGACCTTTAAATCCGTTTGACGGATTATCGACGCCAGTTAACCACTGGAGCCGACATGTGCACTATCGGGCAAAGTCCTTCGCGTTACCGCCACATGGCCGGGGTGTTCTTCGACCACTTGTCACATGTGGGTGAAGAAATCGCCAACCCCCGCCGCTTGAGTGGGTGGGTAGGCATCGCCGTCGAAGGCGCTGATGACCTTGCGCGTTGCATCGCGGAAACGAACGTTATGTTTCAATCGTCGTTTTCCTGCTTCCGTGCTTCGTACTCGGCTTTCCGGCGAATTCGATCTTCCAGTGACTTCTGTTGCGTTTCCCGTTGCTCGCTCAACCATTCCGCAACGGTATCCAGTACAGCTGATCGTTCCTCTTCCTCACTTGAACCAGCGACTGCATCAAGTACTGCCTTGCCTAGTTTTTCAACGTTGAGAGCTTCTATGCGCTTGCTCACCTCGCGCTTTCTCTCACGCTCAGACCGAAGCCGCTCTTCGGTAGCTGAAAGGTCATTGAGTTTGTCAGCGGCCTCCGCGACGGCTTCCTCGAAGCTTCCCGGGGTTTTGTATGCCCAAGTCTGCCGCAGAATCTTATCTACGGTAACGAGGAGGTCCCCTGCGAGGTCGAACAACTCCCTTGCCACCTGCTCTGATCGCGCGGCAATTCGTTCGTTCTGCTGCGCCTCGGTCCGACTCCGGTCCTTCGCCGACGCGATTGCGTTCGGAAAGTCTGTGGCGATCTTGTCGATCCGCACCGATCGCTTCCACAGGTCGTCAAACTGGGCGTCGATTACGAGACCGATACGACACAGCCTTCGTATCGCGTCTGATCGCGTCGCGATGCGGTTAGCAAATCGCCAATCGTCGATTGCCAACATTTCGTCCTCAGACATCATGATCGGAACACGCTTTTCCCGTGGCTTTACCATTCAAACCCCCGTGACTTTTCGACGAAACTGATACCGCATACTAAAAATCGGCACAAGTGGCATTGACTGTGCCGGCGCAACAAGATTAATGTTCAGTGAATAAATCGGCACAAGTAACGCTGATTGTGAAGGACAGCATGCACAAGGAAGCCAAAAAAGCCCGCATTCCGCTGATGATGGAGCCGTCATTGGTCGAGCGTATCGACACATACCGATTCACCAACCGCATAGGCAGTCGCGCCGAAGCAGTTCGGACCCTCGTTAGGGAAGCACTGGCAAAGAAAGTACCGGTCTCGGCCGGAGAGTGAGCAGCAGACGGGGACCAAGTTTGGCGACCAATCCCCGCCGCTGCTGAAACCACAATCACCATGAGGATGATGAAAATGGACAAGCAGTCCAATAGCACAACTGCGCCCGAAATTTCAACCGTGGACCATCCATGGGTGAAGGCGCGCCGCCTGACCAAGGAGCTTTCCGCAGTCCTCCAGGATTGCGATAGCGCCGACTGGTTCGCCCACGTCCTGCCGGCTGACGTCGCTCCGAATGTCTACTTCGGCGCGCTCCCCAAGGGAGACGCCAAGGACGAGCTTGCCGTCGATCGGGTGAACCGTCTTGCCTGGGATTTGTCGGAGGCCTTGAACGGCTGGAACGGTGGAAACTTCCAGGCGATGGTTCTTCCGTCCGATAAAGCCGGCCACACGGTGATGTTCTCAAATATTCGCGCTTGGGACCGCAGCAACGAGGCAACGCCGGAGAAACCGAAGGACGAGATGAAGCGTCTTTCGACGCGGATGATGGAAATTCTCCGGTCGCGCGATCCGCGCACCGAAGCGGCCATCATCCGTTTTACCGAAGATGGCACGACCGTAATGTCAGGCTTCGACGTTGCTATCCCCGGTGTGGACATGATCGAGGACCTTTTCAGCCGCTGGAAGGGCGCCGAAGCAAGGGCAGATGCAGCAGAGGATGATGAGGCGGCCGAACTGGCGCAGGTCGAGTACAACGCCCTGCAGGACCTCATCGCCGAGCAATATCCGCGCACCGCGCGCGAGTTCGCTATGTGGACGCTCGCCCATACTGATCGCTGGGCAGCAGGCATCACCGACGAGCTGCGGGAAATGATCGAAGTCCTCGCCGGCGAGAAGGAGGCCGCGTGATGTCCAATATCACCCGTCGCAATCTGCTAAAGCAATCGCCGGCCGTCCTCGCGCTTACCGCCATCCCCACGGCCGGCGCAGGCGCCGTGCCGTGCGGCGGGTCGACACAGAGCGAGAACCGCGATCTCCTTGCCGCTTATGAGCGCTTCATCTCAGCGCGCGAGGAGTTGGCCGCGGCAAACGACGCACTCGAATGGCTGGTCGACGAGTGGCGGCATCGTTGGCCGCTGGCTCCGGAGGAAATCCTTGGCTGTGCGAATGTCGACGAATATACGAAAGAAGCGGAACGCGACATCGCGGGCAACGTCATTTTCCGGAAAACGGCGTACCTTAGACAAAATCTCAAGCGTGATTTCGTGGAGAAGCACCCACACACCTGCTTCCAGGTCTATCCACCGGAATTTTTACAAGAGGTCATTGAGAGGTGGGAAAGGCCTCGCACCGGCAAGACGGAAAAGGCACTTGCTCGCAACATTGCCGAACAACGCAAAGTTCTCTCAGAGTACCGCCATAAACTTCGCATCTCCGAGCAATACCACGCCGAAGTTGCGCGGCTACGGATGGCCTCCGGTGTGGAGAGTGTAAATCAGCGCCTCAAAGCATCCAGAGAGGCGTTGAACCGCGCATGCGTCGATGTCTCCAATGAACCAGCGTTCACGGTCGAAGGCCTGCGCATGAAGGCCGCCGCCCTGATGGTGCAGGATGATGGCATGGCGCCATACCTGTGCAAAAAAGGTGGCGCTCTCGGCGCCATGGCCCGGTTCATTGATGAAGCCCTAAACGTCATCGGGAGGCCATGAGATGGTGACCACTCTCAGCCCGGTCGAGCCGGACGTCGAATTCTTCGATCTTGAGCCGATCATCTGCGATGCCGACAATATGGTCGACGTTCTGGGAAACCTTGTGCTCGATCAGTTCGAAGGCCGTTGCCCCGCCGACGGCTACCGCATCTCCGCCGAAGATGGAGCCCGCCTTTTCTTCCTTGCTGGTCTGGCGCTGGCGATGAGCAGGAAGGCGAAAGACGCTTGGTACATCGCGCACACCAACAGCCAGGAGAGGCGGAAATGCTGACCTCGCTTCCAGCTTCGATATCGCGCGCCGTCGCCTCTGGAGTTGGGAAACATGCAGAGGTACAGGCGGCTGCCGATCATCTCGCCGCGCTCATGTCCTATATCCATGGTGGCAACTGGCGGGTTGAGATTGATCACAGAAACACGTTTATCTTGCTATTCCCAGACGACGACGAGCCTGTGGAAAACTCGAACAACGGGGAGAACTGACCGATGTCAGCCCCCGCTCTTATCCGCAAGCAGGACATGATGCGTGCCGCAGAGGTGGCGAAAACCACCGGCTGCCGCGTAGAAATCAAGGTGGGTGATGCCACGGTGACGCTTTATCCAGGCGCTACGCCCTCTTCGACCGAGGCGGCACCGGCAAAGGACGGTGGAATTGACTATTCGCGCCCCAACCTGTGAAGACTCGGGGATGCCCCGGAAACTCCCCCTTCACGTCCATAAACAGAAAACCCGCCACGGAAAGTGGGTCTTCTATTTCCGCATCGGGAAAGGCACACGCATCCGCCTCCCCGCCCCTGCTGATCCGACCTTCAAGGCGGCTTATACAGCAGCCCTCACGGGCGGCTTGCCCCTGCCCGTCCCCAGGGTCCACGAAGGCACGCTACAGTGGCTCTGGGACCGCTACACGACCGAGAGCGCGAAGTGGGCCGGTTACAGCCCGGCCACCCGGAAGCAACAGCGTCTCATCATGGAGAAGGTCCTGAAGACGAATGCCAGGGCTGCATTGACCGCTTTCACCCAGGACGTCATCCAAGAGGGCGTCGACAAGCGCCACGAGACGCCAGCCGCGGCCGCAAACTTCCTGAAGACCATGAAGGGAATGTTCGGATGGGGGAAGAAGATGCGCCTCGTCGTGGCAGACCCGACAGTAGGGGTGGAAGCGCCTACCTACAAAACCGAGGGCTTCCCAGCCTGGACGGTTGAGGATGTGATCTCTTTCCGCTCCAAGCACCCGATCGGTACACCCGCGCGGCTGGCGATGGAGCTTATGCTGCTGGCTGGCCTACGGCGCTCTGACGTCGTCCTCGTCGGCCGGCAGCACATCAGCGACCGCGTGCTAACGATCGACACCACGAAAACAGGCGCGCGGATCACTGTGGAGCTGTCAGACGATCTAGTCGATATCATCAAGAAGACGCCCCGGCGCGGCCTACACCTCGTATCGAACGCTCACGGAAAGCCGTTCGTGAAGGAGAGCTTCGGCAACTGGTTCAGGGAGAAATGCACCGAAGCCGGCGTGACAAAGTCGGCTCACGGCCTGCGGAAGCTGAGCGCGACACTGGCGGCCGAAGGCGGCGCGGCCACGCATCAGCTGCTCGCCCAATATGGATGGACGAACATCGCGACGGCCGAAATTTACACCAAGGGCGTGGACCGGAAGCGGCTCGGGATCGAAGCCAGCCGCATCGTCGCGGATCAGATCGGGAACATCAAAATCCCTCACCCTGAATCAGGTGAGGGAATGAAATCAAAGAAGGCAATAAAAACAACGCCAAAATAAAGCCATGGCCATCTCTCATCGCCCACCATTCCCCTTAGAATCAAAGCCTTGCACCTTGAATTTGGCCAGTGAGCCATTCGAGGGAGACATTGGCTTGCTCATTCCAGCCTATTTGCTGCGGTCGCGTAACGGTTTCTTCTACCTGCGCTGGCCCCTGCCCCGGCAACTCCATCCACAGAAACTGGCATCTGACATCAAGGTATCGCTACAGACCCGCGATCCCCGAAAGGCATTGCGTTTGTCCCGCCCTATGATCCACATAGGCGAACAATATAATAGTGTCGGAATTGCCTGCCGCATGGACTATCAGCATTTGCGTAGCACCCTTCAAAACCACTTTCGGGAGTTGAGGGACCAAACCCGACAAGAAATAGATGCAGCGGGCGGCTTGAGCGCCAGCGACCGCGATCTTTACCGGACGAGCCTTAAGATTGCCGAGCAGGCAATCGTGACGGGCAAACCGCTATCGTTGGTAAAATCCGACGAAGAATTGCTAGCTCGCTTCATCGAGAAGTACGACCTCGACATCGCCAAGGGTTCGGACCAATACGAAAAACTAGAGCGAGATGTGAAGCGAGGCCACCGCCGCTCCCTTGAAGACGTACTTGCCTACGATGCTGATGTCGCGGATTTCGATCTTGATCCACCGGCGCAGCTTGCTGTCGCACCCTCACCAACGGCTCCGAGACAAAAAGGCATGTCCCTTGCCGACACTATCAAGAGCTACATAGACGAGAAGCGAGACGGAAAAAACTGGGCAGCCAAGACCGAGAGCGAGAAGCTAGGCCACCTTGAGCTACTCAAAGAGATACTGGGCGCGACATCGGATGTTAAAGCCCTCGTCGCACTGGACGCGAAGAAGGTCAAGGACACCTTGCGGGCCTATCCGGTCAATCGTGAGAAGAATGAGGCCACGAGAGGCAACCGACCATTGTCCGAAATCCTTGATCTGCCGGGCGTACCCAAGCTGCACACGACATCCGTCAACAAGTACCTTCAAAGCTATGGCGACCTATTCAATTGGGCCAAGCAGAACGGCCATGTTGACCAGAATGTTTTTGCTGGACTGACAATCAAGCAGAACAAGGCCCGCAATCAGGACAGCCGCGAAGCCTTCACCCCGGACCAGATACAGGTCATTCTTTCTGCCATTCTTTCCAACAAGGGCGGTCTGGCCAATAAAGACTACCAGAAATGGGGGCCGCTTATCGGCATCTATACGGGTGCACGACTCAATGAGATTGCACAGCTTCACCTTAAGGATATTCGTGAAGTTGATGGCATCTTATGCTTCGACTTCAACGATGTAGGCGACCGAAAGAGCGTCAAAAACGGACGCATCCTGCCGCCTTGTCCCGATGCATCCTCGTTTGATCCAGTTGGGTTTGGCAGATTATGCCAGCGATAA